GGCTTCCGCTGGGAGCAGCTCGACGGGATCGAGCGGAAGTTTACGAAGCTCTGGGTCAAGGCTGCCAAGGAGTGCGACCTGCCCGCCCTGCGGGAATCGGCCAAGGCGGCCGGCGTCCGGCTCGTCGAGGTCCCGCCCGCATGAACTCCCTGCCGACCTCTGCCTGCCGCTATTGCCCGAAGAAGATTCTGTGGGCGATCCATCCCGAGTCCGGCCGCGCGATGCCTCTCGACGCCGAGCCCTCGCCGAAGGGGACCTGGCGCGTCGAGGCGGGGGCCGACGGGAAGCTCCTCGGCTTCTACGTCAAGAAGACGGACGCGGGGGCGGTGGGGCTCTTCGCGGACGAGCTCCTCCACGAGAGTCACTGGTCGACGTGCGCCGGGGCCAAGAAGGCGCGGCTCGACGCGGACGCAAAAGGAAAGGAGAAACTATGAACGCCCGGAAGCCTCGGACAGCACGAATCGAATTCGTTACGACCCGGTCGCGCTCCGAGACCACACCCGGCGCGACCAATTACCGACTGCTCCACCACGTCCGGATCCGCGGCGCGAACGGCCGGATCCTCATGGCATCCGAGAGCTACCACTCGAAGACCGCGGCGCGTCGTCTGGCCGTGTGGCTCTGGAGGGTGAGCGCTCTGAAGATGCGGGATATCGACGAGACGGGAGATGCCAAATGAGATTGATCATCGTCGTCCTCCTCGCCTTCGGCTCGCTCGGCTGCGACAAGATCAAGGATCCCGTCGCGCCGGCCTACGTCACTCCGACTCCGGTCCCGGCCGCCACGCAGACCCCGGCTCCCCCGCCGAAGCTGACGCCGACGCCCACGCCGACCGTCGGTTCCCCGGACAGCAAGACGGAGCGGGCCATGACCTTCATCGTGGAGGACAGGGCTACCGGGGCGCGGTGTGCGAACGCCGGTTTGGACTTCCGGAACATCTCGACCGGCGTCCTCGTCCACGTCGCCCTGCCGAGCGGAATGGCGACGCTGGTGATGAAGGACGGCGAGTACACCTTCTCGCTCGGCACCCCCGGCTATCAGCTCCTCACCGGCCAGATCATCGTCAGCTACGCCTGGCAGACGATCACTTTCCAGATGGCGGCGAGATGATGGAGATTCTCTTCGAGGTCTTCGGAACGGCTCAACCGGCCGGCTCGAAAAGGGCATTCGGCTTCCGCCGCGGTGACGGAAGCGTCGGCGCGACCGTCGTGGACGCCAACCCGAAGAGCCGTCCCTGGAAGACCCTCGTTTCCGAGACCGCAGCCAGGGTTTACTCCGGCCCCCTCCTCGAGGGGCCGCTCTCGGTCGAGCTCGTCTTCGAGATGCCGCGCCCGCAGGGTCATTTCGGAAAGCGTGGGCTTCTCCCGTCGGCGCCGGCGCACCCAACGGTGAGGCCTGACGTCCTGAAGCTCGCCAGGGCGGTTGAGGACGCGCTGACGGGGGTCCTCTACCAGGACGACTCTCAGATCGTTCACGAGGTCCTCGTGAAGCGCTACGGAGAGCGCGCCCGGCTCGTCGTGACCGTGCGGCGCCCGCTCGCTTACGCCGAAGCCTCTCCCCTGTCAGGCCGAGAGCAGCCGTCCCTGATCCCGGCGGAGTCTTCGCGATGAGTGCACGCACCGTCGACTGGTCCATCCCTCGCGGACAGCGAACGCCGATGGATCTACTCGAACGCTCCCTTCTCGGCGCGTGTCTGATCCTCGGGAAGGTCCCGAGCCAGGCCGTCGCCCCCGGAGACTTCTCCGTCCCGGAGCACGCCGAGCTCTGGCGGACGCTGAGTGAGATGGCGTCAGCGGGGCGTCCACTCGACCAGGTCCTCGTCCTCCCGGCGCTCGATCGGGCCGGACGCCTCAAGGATGCCGGCGGTGCGGCCTACGTCTCCGGCCTTGTCGACCGCGTCCCCGACGTCGAGAACGTGGAGGCCTACGCCAGAGACGTGCACGAGGCCGGCGCGGCGAGGAGATGGAGGCTCCAGCGTGGCGCCTGAGCGGGGGCGGGTGGGGCCCCCGGAGGTTCTAACTGCTTATGAAAATCCAACAAAATCAAGAGGAGTGAAAAATGAAAGTCATCAAAGTCACGAAAGAGTATTTCCAGACAGAGGACGAGAAGGTTTATTTCTTCGAGCCTTTGGAAAAAGAAATATCCGTTGAGGATATGCAGAAGGTTGTGGATGCAAACGAGAAATTAGTTAAGGAGTTGAAAGATGGAACAAATACCTTTTCCAAATAAGAAATACCAGATTATCTATGCTGACCCGCCATGGGATAGCAATTCTCAGTTCGGTAGGGATAAGAACAAAGGTAATGAGCAACACTATCCGCTAATGGATTTGGAAGCGATTAAAAAATTACCCATTAAGGAATTGGCAGACCAAAATTGTGTATTGTTCTTGTGGGTAGTGGATACACAGTTATTTGATGCTAAGCAGGTTATTGACGCTTGGGGGTTTATTTATAAAACAGTTGGGTTCACTTGGGCTAAAGAAACATCAACAGGTAAAGACCATTTCGGAGTTGGTATGTGGACAAGGAAAAATCCCGAAATGTGTTTGCTCGCTACTAAGGGGCATCCAAAAAGAATAAATGCTGGAATAAGGCAATTACAAAAACACAAGGTTAGGGAACACTCACAAAAGCCAGATGAGATTAAAGACGAAATTGTTAAACTATGTGGCGACCTTCCCCGCATAGAACTTTTCGCCCGTCAAAAAACCGAAGGCTGGGATGTTTGGGGCAATGAAATATGAAAATATATAAAATCACAGAAGCAAGCGATTATCTTGGGGTGTCGATAAACACTCTCAAGACGCTTGCCAACAACGGAAAGATAAAATCTTTCAAGACGACTGGCGAACATAGGCGTTTCCGTCAGGAAGATTTAGACGCTTACATGGGAGTCGAGAAAGAGAAGCAAGAAAAGTTGACTGTGATTTATGCAAGATGCTCAACGGCAAAACAGAAAGAGAATCTTGAACGGCAGAAAGACAGGTTACGGAAACACGCAGAAGCCAAAGGCTATAAGTATGCCCTGATTGACGAGATTGCCAGCGGAATAAACGAGAAGCGGAAAGGCATCCACAAGTTAATCAAGATGTGCTTCGAGGGAAAAGTAGAACGGGTGCTGATTGAATATAAAGACAGGCTTGCCCGATTTGGCTACGAATATCTGGACGCCATCTTTTCCAATCTGGAAATCACGGTTGAGATAATGGAAACCAAAGAGAAGAAATACGAAGAAGAATTGGCAGAGGATATTATGAAGATTCTGACCTGTTACTCGGCTCGGTATTACGGTGCGAGAGGCGGCAGGAAGAAGAAAAACAAGGTCGAGAATGAACCGGTCGAATCTAATGGAATTTGAAAAGGAGGTCTCGGGCTCGATCGCGGACGAGATCCGGAAGGACCGGGAAGAGCTTCTCCGGAAGCTCGCGATCGACGATGAGGCCCTGGCGGAGCTCGAACCCGCCGGAGGGCCCGACCTCTGGCTGGAGTACGGCGCCATGCTCGGCGAGCGCCGGGCGGCCGGGTCCCGGTTCTCGACCGGCCTCCGCGTCTTCGACGGGAAGCTCGAGGGAGGGCTCTATCCCGGCGTCGTGGTTGCGATCCAGGGGCCCCCTGCGGCCGGGAAGACCGGCTTGGCCTCTCAGATAGCCCTCTCCCTCGGTCGGGCTGGGTGCGCCGTCGGGGCGCTCTACGCCGACGAAGGGCTCTCCGGGGCGGCCGTCATGCTCGGGCAGCAGTTCGGGGCGGCGCGCGTCCCCCTGATGGCCGGCGACGAGGGGCAGGCCCAGCTCGCGATCCAGGGGGCGGGGGCCCTCCCCTTCTTCCGGGCGATGCGCCCCTCCCACCACAGCGCCACCCTCGAGAAGTTCGCCGAGGACTTCGACGCGATCGCTCCGGCCGGGATGCAGCGCGTGTGGCTCCTGGATTCCGCTCAGACGCTCCGGCTCTCCTCGAAGAACGGGGGCGGGAAGGAGTCGCAGTTCGACCGGATCGCGCGCGCCGTCGAGATGGTGCGAGACCTGACCCTTTCCATGGGAGCCATCACGCTCCTCGTCTCTCGCGTGAACCGCGCGGCTTACGCGAAGAAGAAGGAGGAGGAGAAGGCGGACCCTCTCGGCTCGTCGTGGGGCGTGGCCCTCGAATACTTCGTCGAGCTGCTCGTCAACCTCGAGGGAAAGCCGACGCTCGAGAAGCCGCGCGTCGCCCTGCGCGTCTCGAAGAACCGGGTGTCGGCCTCAGGGAACTTCGTGCTCCCTCTCGACATGGATTTCCCGAGGCACGGCTTCAAGGAGGTGGACCCGACGGTAGAGGAAGCCGAAAAGGACGCCGCAAAGCTGACAGTCCTGGCGCTGACCAAGGGAAAAATCATCGCCACACTGACCGGGCGAGATGGGGTGAGCGGGCGGGCCCTGGATAAGGAGGTCGGCGGCCCAGCGGCTGTCGTTCGGGAAGCCCGTCGTGAACTTGCTGTCGAGGGAAAGATTCACGAGCGGGATAGGGAGGGAAAAAAGGGCGGGGGAAAGGAGTGGTTTCTGGGGTCGACTGGTGGGGATTCTGGCAGGCGACCAGGAGGGGTTTCTGTCCCACTCTTCGGGGACGAAAGGGAGACTGAATGAGTCAAGTGCGTCTAACTGCGCTAAGTGCGTCTAAAAGTGCGTCTAGACGCGCCTTGTCTGTAACTGCGCTAGTGCGTCTAGCGCCTATAGTAAATAGGCGCGACGCAGACGCGCTTACGACAACTTGGAAAACTAGAAGGGCGGATTGGGAGTTAGACGCGCTTAGGAGAGCAGAACCGGGGACGGTGGTCCCATGAGCTTCCCTGCCTGTCCCTCCTGCGGCTTCCCGGACGTTCCGGTAGCCGATCGGGCGATCGAGGTCGCCACCGCCAGCGCCTCCGGGACTCCCTGCGTGTCGACGACGACCGTGCACCGGGGCTACCGCTGCGCCGGGTGTCTGAAGACGTTCTGGACGGCCGAGACGGTCGCGGCGGTGGGGACCAAGACGGCGCACGTTCGCCCCCTTTACTACAAGCGGTTGTAGTCGGGCCGTAGCGCACGGCCCAAAGCGGCACCACGCTTGCCGGCGTGGAGCCTCCTGACGAGTCCCCCGCGCCCGCCGTTTTACCGGCGGGCTCGCCTTTCAACGGGGTAGTCCCTCCCGTTTCGAAGCGCTTCACGAAGGGCAACCGCGCAGGCCCGGGCGCTCTTCCCAACTCCCGGAAGTTCACCGCATGGGTCCGCGCGTTCCTCGAGAAGCCCGAAACGGCGAAGCTCATCGAGGAGAAAATAAACCGCGACCTGACTGGCGACGGACCTGCGACGTTCGCTCTCAGGATGTTCGCCTACGGCTACGGCGAGCCGAAGCAGACGCTCGAGCTCGTCGCGCGCGACCAGGCGAGGCGGCTTGCCGAAGAGGCAGGAGTGAGTCCCGAGGCTCTCATCGCAACGGCCGAACGTCTCGTCGGGATCGAAGCAAATTGATCGGCTCGCGCGCCGTCGCCGTTCTCGAAGCCCTTCCCTACGCCGCGGCACTGATCAAGCTCGAGCGCGAGCGCGACGACCTCCAGCCGAAGGTCACGCCGACGTTCCGCGGGGCAGCCCTCGAGGCGCAGTCGACAACGGAGCACGAATGGATTCTCTCGGGGCCTTCGGAGACCGGGAAGACGGTCGCGGATCTCTGGCGCTTCGACTCGCTGCTGCGCGCGACACCGTTCGCTCGCGCCGTGATTCTCCGGAAGGTCCGCGCCGACATGAACGGCACGGTCCTCGAGACCTGGCGCCGCATCATCGCGATCCGCGGTGGCGTCTCGGTCTACGGCGGCGAAGAGGCGAAGCTCTACACCTACCAGAACGGCGCCCGCGTCTTCGTCGCCGGGATGGACCGCCCAGGCGCGGCGCTCTCCTCCGAGCGCGACTTCATCTACGTGAACCAGGTCGAGGAACTCGGCGTCGAGGACTGGGAATACCTCTCGACGCGGGTTACTGGGCGCGGCACCGTGACGTCGACGCCGATGATCTTTGGCGACTGCAACCCGGGGCCCCCAAAGCACTGGATCCGCACGCGCCCTTCGTTGCGCGTCCTCGAGTCGCGGCACGAAGACAACCCGACGCTCTACACGGACGACGGCCAGATCACCCCCCAGGGCGTGCGGACGATCTCCGTCCTCGACAAGCTGACGGGCGTCCGGTTCCAGCGCCTTCGCCTTGGGAAGTGGGTTGCGGCAGAGGGCGTGGTCTACGAACGGTTCGACCGCGCGGTACATGTCATCCCGCGCTTCGAGATCCCGGCGAGCTGGCGCCGCCTCCGCGTCGTCGACTTCGGGTTCACGAACCCCTTCGTCTGCCAGTGGTGGGCGATCGACGGTGACGGCCGCGCCTTCCGCTACCGCGAGATCTACAAGACGCAGCGGATCGTCGAGGACCACGCACGCGACATCGTGCGGCTCTCGAAGGGCGAGCAGATCGAAGAGACGATCGCCGATCACGACGCCGAGGACCGAGCGACGCTTGAGCGCCACGGCGTTTCGACGATCGCCGCGGAGAAGGAAATCACCCCGGGCATTCAGGAAGTCCAGGCGCGCCTCTCGGCGGCCGGCGACGGGAAGCCGCGGATCTTCTTCCTCGAGGACTCGCTCGTCGAGCGCGATGAGGAGCTCGCGGCGGCTCATCGGCCCGTCTGCACCGAGGACGAGTTCGAGGTCTACGCCTGGCCGAAGGACGCGGCCGGCGCGTCGCTCAAGGAAGTCCCGGTCAAGCAGAACGATCACGGCATGGACGCGGCGCGCTACCTCGCGCGGCACCTCGACTCGTCTCCTCAGGTCGACTGGCATCAGATCGACCCGGCGCGGGACATGGGCCTCGCCTTCGCGGCTGCCGACGCGGGGGGCCTGTGAGCTTCGGCGAGCGCTTCCGCTCCGCTTTCGATGTCCTGACGGGCAAGGCCAACGCCGTCCCGACGCAGGAGATCTGGACGCCCTCCCTCCAGGACAAGTTCTGGATCCCGGTCGGTACGACCTTCAAGCCCGGCACGCTCGTCGGCTACCTGTCGCGGGCGCAGAGCGGGTACTTCGATCGGCTCCAGGCCTTCTACGACGACATGCTCTCGAGGGACGCGCACCTGCGGGCGGAGATCGAGAAGGCGACGATGTACGTCAGCGGGGCGACGCTGACCGTGCAGCCGCCGGCCGCCCTTCGGAAGACGGCAGCTCAGAAGAGCCCGGAGTCCGTCGCGGCGCACGAAGTTGCCGAGTACGTCGACGAGCAGCTCCGCTCGCCAGATGTCGGGATCGAGGACGCGATCGCGACGCTCCTCGGTGGCCGCTGGCGCGGGATCGCTGGTCTCCAGGTGCTCGTCGAGCCAGGGCTCGGGCCGAAGGGTCGCGAGAAGCTCTCCTCGCTGACCGCCGTCCCCTCGCAGCGCTTCGGCATGGATCCCAAGAGCCTCCGTCTCGTGCTTCGCCCCGACGCCGGCTCAGGCGAGTTCGTCTACCTCGAGGACCTCGGCCCGTCGCTCGTCTGGCTCGCGACTGACCTCGAGTTCACCAACCCGGCGCGGCGCGGCCTCTTCCGCGCGTGTATGCACCCCTGGCTCATCCGGAACGAGGGCCTTCTCTGGTGGGCGAACTTCGTCCAACTCTTCGGGCAGCCGATCCGAACCGGCACCTATCCGCCGGGGGACGACGACGCGCGGAAGACCCTCGCCGGGATCCTCGATGCAATGGGCGCGTCCGCCTGGGCGACGATCCCGAAGGGCTCGGAGATCAACTTCGTCGAGGCAACCCAGCGCGTCTCGTCGAACAACTCCCCGCACGAAATGATCTTTGAGTGGTGCGCGCGTGAGATGTCGAAGCTGATCATGGGCCACACGCAGACGGCCGACGTTCAGCGTGGCGCGGGCTCAAAGCAGAGCGCCGAGACCGGCGACGACGTCTCGCTTCGGCTGGCGAAGGCGGAGGCGAAGCTCGTCGCCCGCGTCCTCAGGAACCAGCTCGTCAAGGGCCTCGTCGAGCGGAACTTCGGGCCCGACGCCACGGTCCCGGACGTTCGCCTCGACGTCGAGAAGGCAAAGGACCTCCTCGAGATCTCGGAGACCTTCAAGAACTTCAACGACGCCGGCCTCATGGGCGAGATCACGTCTCGCGACTTCCACGAGATCACGGGTCTCGCGACCGCCGAGGACGGCGAGCCGATGCTGCCGCAGGCCCAGAAGATCGTCCCTCCGCCGCTTCCAGGATCCCCCGCCGACCGCGCCCCATCGCGGGCGTTACCTCCCGCCCAACAGCCCGGACCAGACGGCGGTGCGGGCGCGGCCGGGGGCTCTGTCGTCCCGTTCCCCGGCTCCGTGCGCCGTTCCTCGCCTGATGTTCCGGTCACGGCAGCCCCGGCCGTCGAGCCGCTGCTCCTGCGCGCTACGGCGGCCGCCTACGGCGCCGGCGAGGAGATCGTCGGCCCCTACCGCGACCTCATCGACGCGGCCGTTGCAGAGGGCCTGACGCTGAACCAGATCCTCGTGCGGGTTCTGCATCGGGCCCGCGCTGACAACCCGCCGCCGGAGCGCCTGATCGGGCTCTTGGCGGCCGTGCAGCTCGACGCCGAGCTCCGCGGCCTCTTCACGGCGCAGAAGGCAAAGCCGAATGCGTAATCTGGCTGCGTTCTCGGCGGTCCCGGAGGAGCCTCCCGAACTCACCATCGAGGCCGTCCTCGACTACTGGCGCTCGCTCGAGATCCTGCCGGCCGCGGTCTTCGCGGCGCTCGAGGCGGAGGCCAGGGCGTCGGCCTTCTCGCTCGCCGAGGTCTGGGATCAGAAGTTTCTCGCGGCCGTCCACGAATCGCTCTACGACGCCATCGCCGAGGGGATGACCTGGAAGGAATGGGCGGACGTCTTCGACTCGCTCATCCAGTTCTACGGCGGGAAGGCCGGGGCGGAGGTCTACAGCGAGACGCCCTGGTATTCGCAGCTCGTCTTCCGCCAGAACGTCCTGAACGCCTACGCGGCAGGGGCCTACGCCGCGCAGTTCTCGCCGAAGGGAATCGACCGCGCCCCCTACTGGATGTTCTCGGCGATCGAGGATGAGCGACTCTGCGAGATCTGCGCGCCGCTCGACGGGCAGGTCTTCGAGAAGACGGACGAGACGGCGAGGGAGTTTCTCCCATCTCTCCACTTCAACTGCCGCTGCACGGCGATTGACCTCGACGCCGAGGACGTGGCGGCGGGGAACTACACGGTCAGCAACGGGCACGACGTCACGGTCCCCGTCCCCGACGGCTTCAACCACGACAAGGTCGCAACCCTCGTTCCCGAAAGCCTCCGAGAGGTGGGCTCGCGATGAAAATGGTCGAACTAAGCGTCGAGAGCCTTGCCGAAGCCTTCCGGGACTTCAACGAGAAGCAGCGGCAGAAGGCGGCCGACTCCGGGGCGGCGATGCCCGACGGCTCCTTCCCGATCGAGACCGAGCAAGACCTCCGGAACGCAATTCACGCCATCGGGCGTGCGAAGGACCCGGCGGCGGCGAAGGCGCACATCAAGAAGCGGGCGGCGGCTCTCGGACGAGCCGACCTGGTCCCCGAGGGGTGGAGCGTCGAGTTCACGGCATGGGGGGCGACGATCGAACTCGAGCCGTTCGAGGCGCAGCCCGGAGCCGACGGACTCGTGCCTGGGAAGCCAATCCAACTCTTCAAGCTCGGGAAGTACAAGGCGCGCGACGGCCGAAAGCTGAATGTCGCGAAAGAAGAGACGGATTCGCTCCTCGCGGACGCGCAGGTGCTTTCCGACGACGGGAACGAGATCGCCCTCCTCGCGGAGCACGGCGAAGACCCGGTCGAAGGGATGAAGGCCCTCGGCTGGATCGACCCGTCGAGCATCGAACTCCGCGCTGGCTCCGGCCTCTGGGCGACGCGCCCGAAGTGGACGACCGACGCCTACTCGGACATCAAGGCGCGGAAACGGCGCTACATCTCCCCCCACGTCTTCTCCGTCATCGACGCCGATGGGGCCGTCCGCCCTCGTCGCTGGCTCGAAATCACGGCCACGAACATTCCGGCCATCACCGGCATGGCGTCTATCGCCGCTCATGCCACACGGTCCACCGACTCGCCCGAGGATGAGGCGAGGGAACGAAAGGAGCGCGCGATGCAGAACGTCGCGAAACTCCTCGGACTCGCGGAAACCGCGAGCGAGGACGACATCAGCAAGGCCACGACGGCCCTGACCGCCAAGGTCACGGACCTCGAGACCAAGCTCGCCGCGAAGACGGCGGGCGGGGGCGGCGGCCACAACGACCACGGCAAGGGGACGTGCTCGACGGAGTGCCCCTGCAACGGCACCGAGAAACTGACCGCGAAGCCGGAGCCCGACGCGGCCCTGGCCGCAGTGGCCAAGACGGTCGCCGCCCAGCTCGGCCCGATCTTCATCGAGCAGTTCGCCGCCGCCGCGAAGGCTACCGCCGAGAAGGTCGTCACGGAGCGCTTCGCCGCCGAGGCGAAGGAGAAGCGGGTCGCCGCTCTCGTCGACCGCGGCGCGCGCGAGGGGAAGATCATCAAGGCCGACCGCGAGAAGTTCGCGGCGCTGGCTGCGATCGACCCCGAGAGCTTCGAGAAGGTCGTCCTCCCCGCTCTCAAGGTCGTCGCGCCTGTGCGGACGCTCCCGATCGACCGAAGCGACACGAACCTCGACACGAAGGACCCGGCCGAAGAGGGCGCGCTCCTCATGACGCACGCCGCTCAGCTCTCGGCGACGACGGGCGTCCCGCTGGCCGACGTCGTCGACTACCTGCGGACGAAGCCGGACGGCGACGGCGCGCCCAAGGGGAAGGAGAACTAACATGGCTCTCAAAGGGACCACCGAAGGGCCGACCTTCACCGCTGTCGTCGGCGCTGCCGCGATCAACGGCCACACGAACGGCCCCCTCCTCGTCACCTACGACACGTCCGGCACAATCGTCGCCTGCGGCGTGGGCGGCACGGCCATCGGCTACGTCGTCGACGACTACGCCATCGCGGCGACGGCGACCGTCCACTCGATCTTCAATCCGGTCTGCGAGGGAACGGCGAGCGCCGCGATCGCGAAGGGCGACTTCCTGAAGTCGGCAGCCGCCGGCCAGATCGCGCCCGAGGCGACCGTCACCACGAAGACCCTGAACACCATCGGGCAGGCAGCGACCGCGGCCTCTGGCGCGGCTGTGGCCTTCACCTGGTCGCCGAGCCTGTAAGGGGCCGACCATGAACACCAACATCCGCGACGCAGAGGTCGGCCGCATCCCCGACGCCATCCTCAACGAAGCCGCCGAGCGGTTCGCAAAGCTCGGCAAGCGCTTCAAGCCCGCCCCGATGACCGAGGTCGACCCCGGCCTCGCCAAGTTCATGCGCGAGCGGCTCATGAAGCGAGTCCCCGAATCCGAGTACCTCCAGCGCTTCGGCCCGGTGACGGACTTCCAGCCCGCATCAAAGACTGTCCTCCCGATGGCGCTCGGCTACACCCAGGCGCCGCACATCGTCGACTTGCTCTTCCCGCCGTTTGTCGGCGGCCTCGACCTGAAGGCCGACTACCCGAACGCGGGCCTCGAGAAGTTCGACCAGCTCAACACGCTGATCAACTTCGGATCGGCCGCGAAGCGGCTCGACATCAAGATCTCCTGGAGCACGGTCCGCGTGGACCTGCACGCGAACGAGACCGTCGTCGACGACCTCGAGGCGCAGGCTGCGTCCACCCTCCCGTTCGGCTTCGACAAGGAGCTCGCGACCGTCCAGGAATCGCAGATGAACAACGAGAAGGAACAGGCGTTCGAGACGATCCTCGGGACGGCTGGCACCGGCTCCTACACCTCCGGCTTCTACCAGACGCTCGCGACCACGTATCAGTGGTCGGACCACACGACCTCTTACACCGGCCATCCGATCGACGAGGTCCGCCAGAAGATGTCAAAGCTCCGGAAGGCCGTGGGCGCGAACACCTTCAACTTCTGGTGTGGGCCCGACGTCATCGCCGCGCTGATCACTCACCCCGACGTCAAGAGCGCCATCCAGTACGCGGGCCTCGGCGGCAAAACAGCCCCCGGCGGCGTCGCATCAATGGACACGCTCACCGGCCTCTTCGGCTGCAACATCGTCGTCGGCGGCGCCGGCTACCTTACGGCCGGCGCTCGCGCTGACATGTGGCTCCAGGATGCGGGCCTTCTGGCCGCTCCGACGGGCTCGATCATGTCCCAGCAATTCGTGATGAACGTGATCACGGAAGTCTTCCCCTACTTCTACACGTACCGCGACGAGCGGCTCGGGCCGAAGGGCTCGATGGTGCAGAAGTTCTCGAACTGCTGGAAGACCGTGCAGCTCAACAAGTCTGCCGGCTACCTCTGGAAGAACGCGACGGCCGCCTTCTGATCCTGAACGGGCGGGGGTTGCGAGCTCCCGCCCTTTCCCGAACGGAGAACCCATGCTCGTTCTCGTCAAAGACCGGATCGAAATGGGAAGCCAGGTCTGGGAACCGACGCCCGGCAAGGACCTCGTCGTGGACGGGGGTGTCTTCGGCTTCCATCTCAGGGACCTCATCAACGCGAAGGTCGTCGAGCCGGTCGAAGGGGTCGCGGCGTCGACGGCTCCCGAGAAGACCGACGATGTCTGACCGACAGAGTTACCCCCTGCCGGCGGTGCGGGCTTCCTCCGATTTCCCTGCCAGTCGTCGGGGTGAGTACCTCCTTCCCCGTAACCGCCGGCGCTTTTTCGCTTCGATCCTCGTCCCCGTCCTTCTCGTCGTCTCCTGCGCCACCTTCAAGTCGAACCCCCCGAACAAACAGGCGCTCCAGATCCTCGACGTCACGCGGGCGAGTGTCGCCGCGGCCGTCACCGTCTTCAACGGCCTGATCGCCGAAGGGAAAGTCTCCGAGCCGGCGCGGCTCAAGGCCATCCAGCTCCGACAGCAGTACCTCGCGGCCGACAAGGTCGCCGTCGACGGCCTGGCCGTCTCCACGGTGACGGACGCGACCGTCTACGCGGCGCCGGTCAAGCAGCTCGCGGACGACCTGGTCGCTTTCATCGCGACCCTGAAGGGCGCGCCGTGATGCCGACCGAACCGTGGCACGAGCGGTATGTCCCGGAGCCGAATACGGGTTGCTGGCTCTGGCTCGGTGGCGTAAACGGCACCGGCTACGGCTGCGCTTATGACAGAGCCGGGCATCAGGTTCGGGCCCATCGCTTGTTCTACGAAAGATTCAAGGGCCCTGTCCCTAACGGACTGGAACTCGATCATCTTTGCCGGCAGCGCTCGTGCGTGAACCCGGCTCATCTTGAACCCGTGACGAGGGCCGAAAACCTGAGCCGCAGCCCAATTGTCAATTGGCAAAAGAAGAAGCGGCTAACGCACTGTAAGCACGGGCATGCTTTCGATGAACCCAACACTTGTTATCGCCTGTCTGGCGGGCGAGGTTGTCGCCGATGTTCATACGACGCGAAAAAACGGTTCGACGCCCGGAAGAGGCTGAAGGGAGCATGACTTGGGCTTTCTCGCTTTCCTCGCGACACCGGCCGGTGCCGCTCTCGTCGCTGCCGTCCCCCAACTCATCGGCGAAGTCATTCAGATCCTCCACAAGAGCGGGCACCTGACGGCACAGGACATCGCTGACCACTTCTCGATCAAGGTTCCTGAGATCGCCGAACAGCCGAAGGCGGGACCGTGAACGAAATTGCGGCCGTCGGCCATGGGATCAGCGAGTGGGCCGTGAACTTCATCGCGACGCACCCGTCTCTGATCGGCTGGGCGCTCGTCGTGTTCGTGGTCGCGACGTTCACCTGCAACGCGATCAAGTGGGCCTGGCCCGTCTACCACGAGATGCCGCGCGCGGCCCGGTTCGTTCTCGGGTTCTGTATGCCGCTCGCCCTGAACTTCTGGTCGCTCTCGAAGAAGGTCGGCATCCAGGAACCGATCGCCCCAACCGACGACACAGCGAAAGAGGCAGTAAAGCCGTGAAGCTCGACGACGGCCACGCTCTCGGTGTCTCGCACGATCGGCGGGAGTGCGAGCCAGGGGTCTACTTCACGAAGAGGCAGCTCATGGCGTGGGCTCTCGTCCTCTTCGGGGCCGCCACCTCGAGTCAGGTCGCGATCAACGTCTGGGCGTTCGACGCCCGGATCAGCCAGCACGTCTCGGGAGGGATCAAGCACCACAACACCGACCCGGCAGCTCACGCACTCGCGCTTCTGTCGGCCGAAAAGGAACGTTCCGAGATCCTGAGACAACTCGCCGAAGTTAAGACGGCCGTGACCGGCATCCACGAGATGTTGACCGTCATCGCGAACCAGGGCCGCTTCAACGTCGAAGCCCCGCCGCCGAGGAAGCGCTGATGGCCTCCCGCTCGCTCGTCGACTGCGATCCGATCCTCGCCGAGAAGTTCCTGCTCTTGCAGGAGACGTACTCGCACCGCTTTTTCCCGTGGTTTCTTCAGATCACCTGCACCTACCGAACTCCGGCCGAGCAGCAGGCGCTCTACGCGCAGGGCCGCGAGGGGCTTGACGCCGTCAACGCGAAGCGCGCGGCGGTCGGCCTCCCGCCGATCTCCCCGGAGCAGAACGAGAAGGTCACCTGGACCCTCCGGAGTCGGCACACGCGGTTTCCGTCCCAGGCGATCGACGTCGTCCCGGCGATCGACCCGGACGGGCCGGAGGGCCCCCTCAAGGTGATCGTCGACTACAACGACATCGGGCGCTTTCGACCGCTGGTCTCCCTCGCTGAAAAGGTCGGCCTCGTCTCGGGCGGGGGCTGGGGCAAGCCGGACTGGCCGCACATTGAACTCCCCACTACCCCCGCGGGAGAGGCCGTCTGATGGCCGGCGTCATCGTCCTCGTCCTGACAACCCGCGGCAGCGGCTACACGGCCGCCCCGACCGTCGGATTCACCGGGGGCGGCGGCGGCTCTGGGGCTGCCGCGACGGCCGTCGTCGTCGGGTCCGTCGTCTCCTCCATCGTGATCACGAACCCCGGCACCGGATATACACAGGTCCCCAGCGTGACCTTCAGCGGCGGCGGGGGCGGCTCGGGCGCCGCGGCCGTGGCGCGGATCGGCACGGCCTACTCCACCTCCTCCGACCTCGCTTCCCACATCCCTGACGCCCGCCTCGCGGAACTGACGGCCGAATCCGGGATCAACGTCGACCCGGACGTCCTCCTGAGCGTCCTCGTTGACACGGCGGCCGAGATGGACTCCTACCTCGGCGTCCGCTACTCGATCCCGGTCGTCGGAGACGCGACGACGGCCGCCTCCCTCCGGATCCATTCGAACCGACTCGCCAAGTGGATCATGCTCGGCCGGCGCCTCATCGTCTCGGCCTACGAAGAGGCCAAAGAGGACCGGAAGGCCACGCTCAAGTACCTGACGGACGTCAGGGACGGCAACGGGACTCTTCCGGGGGTCCCCGCGGGGGCGCCGCGCGGAGCCTTCCTGGCCGACGCCTCGAACATCAGCGGGTCATTCGGCTCGAACCTCGGCGGCCCCACCTTCACAACGGACGACGGGCTCTGAGATGGGCGTCGAAGTGACAGGCGTCCAACGCCTCCAGAAGGACCTCCTCGCGATGGCGTCCAGAGCGAAGAACCCGAAAGACCTGATGACGGAAGCCGGCGAGATCATGGTCCGGAGCGTCCTCCCGCAGGTCTTCCGAGACTCCGGTGCGCCAGGGCCCCGATGGAAGGACCCCGTCCTCCGGCCCGGCGGGAAGCCACTCCTCGACACCGGACGACTGTCCAAGTCGATCACGTACACGGCGACCGACCGGGAACTCGTCGTCGGCGTCCCGTCCGGCCTCGGCGCCCTGTCGAAGTCGGCCCGCGTCCATCAGTACGGCGCCACGATCACAGCGAAAAACGTCCCCTACCTGATCTTCCCCATCCGCGGCGCGACCGGGATGAAGCCGGTCGGCTGGGTGAAGAAGAAGCAGGTGACGATCCCCCAGCGCCGCTTCCTCTTCTGGAGCACTGAGGCTCTCGAAAAGATCAAGCGTCGCTGGGTCGTGCTCCTCTCGCGGGAGGCCACGTGAGCGACGTCGGGAAGTACGCGGCCTGCGAAGCGGAGATCGCGAACGCCCTCGTGGGGCTTCCGGGCGCGATGAAGATCGCCCCGTCTCTGAACGCGACGGAACTCGTCTACCGCGACGGGATTCAGAAGCCGGCAATCGGGATCATCCACGTCGGGACCGACCTTCGGCAGGTCTACTCCATCAGCTCGCGACAGTTCCTCGGGACGACGAAGTGGGCGCTCGCCTTCGCCCTGGACAACCTCCGCGGCGCCGTCTCGGGCCGCCCGGCGCTCTACGAACTCCTCGAGAACGCCCGCGACCGCCTCCACGGTCTCCAAAGCAGCCAGTCGCCTTTCGGAAAGTATTTTTTCGAGTCGGAAGCCTATCCGGAACAGCAGCCCGACGGCCTGATCGTCGCCGTCGCCACATTCAAGCTCGACCTCGTCTTGGGGCAGTAGAGCGAAAGGAGCACGTCCATGCCTGATCCAGCTATCGGAGCACTTTCACCCGTCCTGATCGACACGGAGAATCCGGGAGGCTGGAACGAGCCCTCCAAGACGGCCGGAGTCAACTACGTCCCGGTCTCCGCCGGCGGCTCGGGCTATACCAGCGGCGCGACAGTCGGCTTTTCCGGAGGTACGCCGACGAGGGTGGCGGCCGGGTACGTCGTCTGCGTCGCGAACGCCGTCACGGCGGTCTACATCACGGACGCAGGGGCCGGGTACGCCTCGGCTCCGACAGCGACGATCACTCCGGTCGGCGCGGGCTCCGGCGCGACCTGCGGCACGGTGCTCCTCGGCGCGTACAACGCCCATCAGATCGGCGTCGTCCAGGAGACGATCTTGCCGACGCAGGACCTGCTCGACAACCCGACGCTGCGCGGCGACTTCAATGCGCCGGACCCGACATTCGGGAAGAAGGCGGCGGCCGGATCGCTCATCGTCATCCCGAACCAGCAACTCCTCCCGCTCTTCTTCCGGCAAATCGTCGGCGAGCAGGGCGAGGTGACGACCGGCGCGGGGCCATACACGCACACGGCGAAGCTCGGGGCCTATCTTCCCCTCTCTTTCAAGATCGAAAAGCAGATGAACATCGGCGGCTCGATGCGCTACATGCTGGCGAAGGGCGCGCGGATCAACCAGATGACGATCCCGCTCGACTCCGTCGGCCTGACGCAGTGGAGCCTTGACATGATGGCGGCCGACGTCGCCGTGAACACGACATCGCTCTTCACGACATCGACCGACTGGCGCTCCCTCGGCACCCCGCAGGACTTTCTCCAGTTCGCCGCCGCCGACGTGAAAATCGGCGGCTCCGCCGTCGCTTACATCAAAAAGGGCTCGATCCAGATCGGCCTGAACCTCGCCGCCGACGACTATCGCGCCGGGGCTGGCGGCGCCCGCGGATCCCTCACCCCCCAACAGGCGAAGATCAGCGGGACCCTCACGCTCGTCCTCGATTCGACGGCCGTCCTCACACTCCTGACGGCCGGCACGGCTTCGGCACTCTCGCTCAAGTGGACGATGGGAGGGGGCCACAGCTTCGAACTCGACCTGGACCGGATCTTCATCATGAAGACGGCCGCGGCGATCAAGGACGGCGGCCCCGTCGAAGTCGACGCGACTTTCCGCGGCGTCTACGACGTGACAAACGTGACTTCGTTCCGCGCGATCATCATCAACGACCAGGTGCTGACAGCCTACAAATAAGAAGGAGAACATGAGCGACAAGGCCAAGGAGATCACTCACCCGAACGGGGACCAGTTCACGATCGAGCCGCTCACCCCCGGCCGGATCTTCTCCGTCATGAAGAAGATCGGCCGGGACGGGCACGTTCTGAAGCAGGGGGAGGGGGCGGTCAACGATTCGGAAACGCTGATGGCCTTCGCCTTCGCCGTCTGCCGCGAGGTCCTCGTCGACTGGCGCCGGTCGGTCAACGGATCGCTGGTCGAGACGACGCCAAAGGACCGAGAAGAGCTGATGCTCAGTTCCGACCTTCTCCCGCCCTGGGTCCTCGCGGAGTCCCGCAAGATCCAGACGCAGCTCGACGAACGGTTCAAGACCGACTCGGGAAACTGACGGAGGCGCTCCGCCGTGAATGGCTCGCCGCGGAACGCGACCCGGAAGAGTGCGAGCGATGCCGCTTCACGGGCGAGCAGCGGTGGGGGCGCCGCGTCTGCTTTTTCACCGGAGACCGCTGCAAGTACGAAGTCGACGACGGCTCCGTCGTCCAGGAACTCTCCCCGCGAGCGACCGAGGCGCTCTTTCTCTGGCGGCGCTCGCAGACTCAGTGGAGGATCGGCGCCGCCGGCGCGACCGGGCTTGATTACGCCGGGGTGGCGACCGTCGCGGCTGCTCTGGATGTCGCTCTCGACGCGGAGATACTCGGGCTCCTTCAGGTTGCCGAAGCTGAGCGTCTCCGCGCCTGGGTCGAGAAGCACAAAGCCGAGGAGGACAAGAAGAAAAGCGGGGGTTGAGCGGTGAGCGACTACGAAGTAGCAGTAAAGCTCATCGGGGAAGACAACCTCTCGGGCATCCTCGAGAGCGTCAGCGACCGGGTCAAGACCCTCGTCACCGGGTTCGTAGAACTCCTCCCGCAGATCACGGCCGCCACGGCAGCACTCGGGGCCCTGGCCGTAATCGGGAAAGAGACCCTCGAAGCTGCCGCCGCCTCTGAAAAGTTCGCCTTCCAGCTCGCCTCTCTCACGGCCGCTACGCAGGGCTGGGACGAGGCGATGAAGACGGGGGCGGCTACTCTCCGGATGCTGGATCAGGTCTCGGGAAAGACCGGGGAGTCGACCGAGAACCTGGTCTCCACCTACCGACAGCTCGGCGCTCTCGCGGGCGGCACGAGCACGCAGATCGTCGGCCTGACGCAGAGCCTCGCCGTCGTGGCAGCTCAGGCCGGGACATCTTCGACCAAGTTAACCGAGGTCATCACCAGGGCGGCAATGACGGGCCAGCTACTGCTTTCGTCTCCTGGCGCCAGAGAGCTCGCCGAGAAGTACCAGATCACCGGGCCGGTCCTGCAAAGCTGGCAACAGGCCGGGACCTTGATGCAGGATTTAACGGAGCGCTTGAAGGACACCACCGGTGCCGCGGGCATTCTGGAAAGAATGTGGGGCACTCTGACAAAAGCGCAGAAGACGGCCAGGGACGCCCTTCTCTCGGACATCGGGGAAGCCTGGGAGCCGCTCAAGGCGATTCTTATCGAGATCCGGGACCTGATGCTTTCGGAAGGCTTCCGGGGCGCGATCCGAGACGCCGCGAACGCCGTCGCGCAGTTCCTCGACGCCTGGCGCTCCTCCATCGCGGACTCGACTCTTCTCAACGTCGCGAAGGGCCTCGGAACCATCACCGAAGCCCTGAACCTCGCCACAGGGCCGCTGAAGATCGTGCTGACGGCCTGGGTCGGCCTGCTCGGAGCGATGTCCGAGATTCAGAACGCCGTCACGACGCTCTACACGGTCATGACGGGCGGCCTCGCGAACGCGATGGACAACGCCGCCAAAGGGGCGGACCGTGCGGCCGAGATCGCGACGCAGACCGCAGCACGAATCAAGTCGATCTGGGCGGGGGCGGCTCCGGGGAGCGCGGCATCCTCGGAGGCCGCCGGGCCCTTCGACGACAAGGAAGTCCGGAAACTCCAGGCCGCCTTCGACAAACTCTTTGAGTCGCTCGACCGCGAGCACTCCCTCGCCGGCCTCCAGGGCATCCAGAAGCAACTCATGCAGAACCGGCTGCACGCCGAGGAGGAAATCCAGAAGGTCACGCAGACGGAGTTCACGGAGGCCGGGAAGCGGGTCGTCTCCGAGCAACAGGTCGCCGACGCGAAGGCGCTGATCTGGTCTACGCAGCGGGCGAACGACCTCCGGGACCTCACGACTTACGGGGAGAAGTGGTCGAAGGAGTTCGTCGACGCAACGACGAAGGCGTACAACAACGCCCAGAAGGCCACGGCTCAGTACAACGTGGACCTTGCAAAGCTCCGGAGCAAGTCGAGTACGGACGAGCTGGACCTGATTCACGACACCGCAGAGAAGGAGATCGCCGAGGCCGAGAGGATCACCGAGAAACTCCGGGAGCAATCGAGGACGCGTGGCACCTTCGCCCAGGACGAGGCGGATATCGCCGAGGCGCTCATCGCGAAAACAGCGGAGATCCGCCGGCGAGAGGAAGCCGACGAGAAGATGGTCCTCGACCGTCGCAGCGGGAATTGGGAGGGGTACTTCCAGGACATCATCGACAAGGCCACCGAAGCCGGGGAGAATAGCGTCGCCGTCGTCCAGGCCGCTCTGAACACCGTCGCCAACCGCGCAATCGCCAGCGCGAACACGATGAGGGACGGGGTCATCGCCGCCTGGTGGAAGATCAAGTCCACCATCCAGACCGACGGCCAGATCGTCGCTCAGTTCGCCGTCGCCGCCTGGGACACGATCGGGAAGGGCTTCTCCGACTCCGTCTACGCCGTCATCACCGGCAAGGCCAGCTCGCTCCTTGACATCCTGAAGGGCGTCTTCAACTCGATCCTCCGGGAGTTCTCGGACATGGTCGCGAAGATGGTTCAGAAGTGGATCGTCGGGCAGCTCCAGATGGGCGAGACGCAGGGCCCGCTCCAGCCGGGGACGTCGTTCGGGGGAGGCGGCTCATTCGGCCTCCCGGACTACGTCCTCCCCTCTGTCGCCGCCGGCATGGCCGGTTACGGGGCGACGGGGAATCCGTGGATCGGTCTCGCCGGGGCTGCCGGGGGCATCATTGCCGGGGCTACTGGACTCACCACAGCACTCGCCACCGGCATCCTCTCCGGGCTCTCGGTGACCGTCATCGGCGCCATCATCGCCGTCGTGGTGATGGCGATCGCCGCCGGGATTTCCGCGCTCCTGAAGAAGTCCACCCAGCAGTGGCAAACCCTCGCGGGGACGGAGATTCTCGGTCCGGGCCAAACGCAGGCAGGAGCGGAACTCTTCCAGAAATACGGGAAAACGCTCGGGAGTTTCTCGGACATCATGCGGGCCGGCGGCGGGAAAGGCTCCGACCTCGTCTCCTTCCTACGTGCGAATCAGGACGAGTTTCTCCGCTCGACTGGCATCAAGTACGGGACGGGATCGAACGAGGACACTCAGAAACTCTGGGACGAGTACCTGAAGAACTTCTTCCCGAAGACCATGCTCTCAATGGCCTTCGGCCGCCAGGCTACCGGCGGGTTCGCGTCTATCCCCGGCGTCGGAGAGAACTTCCAGGGGATCCCCGAGTTCACCGGCGGTGCGGGGGACACGCCGCTGACGCGAATGATGAAGAACCTCGGCTTCACGGCGGCGAAGCTGGACGAGATCGCCAAGCAGATCGACACCCGCGACGCCGACGAGTTCATCGCGTGGCTCACGAAGATGGTGACGGTCGTCAAGGGCTTCAATGACCTGACGACCGATTTCCGGAAGTCTTCGACCGACATCTTCAAGGAATTCGACAAGGTGGCGGGCACCCCGGCCTCCGTTGGCTTTAGCGAGGGGGCCGGCAACCTGATCGACCTGGCCAGCTCGCTTTCCCTCTTCGCCGGGGACGAGCAGCTCAACCGGGCGCAGGACCTCCTCCAGCTCGGCCAGCAGTACTACCAGAGCCAGGTCCAGTACCTGAAGAGCCTCTACGACCTCCAGAAGTCGATCACGGGGTCCGTCGACACTCAGATTCGCTCGATGAGTCTCGACATGATGGACCCGAAACAGAAGACGGCGTTCTATCGGTCCGACATGACCCAGACGCTGGCCAAGCTCAGGCTGGCCACGACGCCGGAGGAGATCAAGCTACTTTTCAACCAAATTTCCGGTGACGTTAGTTCCATCTGGCAGGGGAGCACCAAGAGCCAGACGCTTTTCGACGAACTGAAGCTGATCCTCACCGAGGCGGGGAACATCTCGAACGCGGCGCTCGACGCAGAAGCGGCAAAAACGGTCGCCCGGAACACCGAACTCGCCGACGCGATGGACAGGGTCAAGGGGCTCTTCACGGGCCTGTCCGACCCGCTCGCGAGTCTCAGCGTGGCAACGGACAGCAGCACGATCGCGGTGAGGGCGAACGAAGCGGCGATCCGGGCCTCGACAGCCGTCGTCATTAACTTCACCGCCGCGCTCGACGACGCGAGGGCGGCGGTCGCCGCAAGCCGTGCCGGGACTCCAGCGGCCGCTGCCCTGGCCGCGTCCGCGATCGCGGCCTCGATTCGTCAGAACCCCTCTGTCTTCCAGTCGAGGTTCGCCTGATGCCGGCTCTCCCCGCCTATGTCACGACTCACGCCGGGGACGCGAAGCAGGTTGTCCCCTACCTGGTCGAGATCCTCGTCGCGAGCCCTTGGCGGTGGACCACCTTCGGCCGCGCCATCGTCACGCTCTCCCAGACCTGGTCCCCCTACGCCGTCGATGTCAGGGGCCTGACCGCGAACCAGTACAACGCGGCGTCCTGCTCGCTCGTTGTTGCCGATGGCGACGACACGATCGCCTCGGCCGACCTCGCTCTCGCGAAGGGGCTCGTCGGGACGCTCGTGAACATCTGGGAATGCTGGCTCGACCCCTCGACGTTCTCGGTGCAGGCCACCGTGAAGAAGTTCCGGGGGCGGATCGAGGGCGTCTCTCTCGCGATGGACACGGCCACGCTCAAGTGCGGCCCTTGGGTGAACTTCGCCGGGAAGCCGGTCCCGAGATGGACGGTGCAGGCGAACTGCCCGTACGCCTTCAAGGATCTGCGTTGCGGGTACGCAGGCGCGGACACGAGCTGCCTGAAGACGTGGGCCGACTGCGGGGCCCGGACCGGCGGCTCGAATCAGGTCCGCTTTGGCGGGTTCAGGAACCTGCCGCATCCGAATACGGTCCTCTCCTGGACGAACGGGAAGTGGCCGCTCCCAGCTTCTCCTCGGGCGGGCCCGCCACCTCGGAGGGGGGTCTTCCGGTGAGCCTCTTCCCCGACCTCGCCTCCCAGGTCCTCGAGCCATACAGGTGGAAGCCGCGCTTCAAGACGTACTACGCCGGCCCGTTCGGGAACGAGAACGTCGTCACGCGAGCGGCGATCCAGTTCCCGCTGCACTCGGCCGTCATGAACTTCCGGACGATCGCCTGGCCGACGCTGACTCAGTCGATCATCGAATTCCACCGGGACCGCCGCGGACGCTATGAATCGTTCAGCTTCTACGACGTGCAGGGCTGGGACGCCTCGCCCGATCCGGGGATCGCTTGGAACCTCTGCTTCGTCGGGATCCAGACGTCCGGCGGCGTCACCACCTTCGACTTCCCCGTCTATCACGCTAAGCAGGACGCGACGCGGCTCGCCTACGTCAACGGCTCGAACGTCGGCTGGGCGAGTTGGACGCGCGACACGGGGGCCGACGGGAGAGACCGGATCGTCCTGAGCGCGGCCCCGAGCGTGGGCGACGTCGTGACCTGCTCCTTCTTCGGCCGGCGGGTCTGGAATGCGAAATTCGCGACCGACGACCTCGAAGTCGTCACGAAAGCGGCGTCCTTCTACGAGATCAGCGTCCCATTGATTGAGGTCCCCTGACGTGCCGGACGAATTTACCCTGTCTCAGGCAGCGTTCGGTGCTCCTGGAAACCCAGGGAACATTGACCACCGTCAGTCCACCCGCGAGACGACGTGCAGCGCAGCGGACGGTCCGATCCCGCTCGTCTACGGGCAGCAGCGCGTCGGAGGCCGGCTCTTCTACGCCTCGAGCTATCAGGGGACCCTGATCCTCGGCTTCGCCCTCTGCGAGGGGCCCGTCTACTCGCTGACGGCCGCGAACGTCACGCTCGACGGGAACACGCTGACGACCTGCGTCACGAAGGGCTGGATCAAGTACGACCTCCATGACGGGGCCTACGCGCAGACCGTCTCCCCGATCCTCGCGCTCGCCGGGTACACGCAAACGCACCCCGGGCTCTCCTATCTCGCGCTCCGGATCTTCGGCAAGGCCCCCTGGTCGGCCCTCCCGAGCGTCCTCGCCATCATCCAGGGCCTCCTCGTCTACGACCCGCGGGACACGAACACGAAGTATTCGGACAACCCGGCGTTGATCGCACGCGACCTGATGACCCGGCTCGGGACTCTCGTCACGGCCGACTTCGACGACACGAGCGTCGACGACGCGGCGACGTACTTCGACGCGACGATCGACTCCGAGAAGCGGTACACCCTCTGCCTCGCGATCACGACTGAGTCGACGCTTCAGGCGTGGCTCCAGAACGTCCAGGCGCACTGCGGCATGGAGATCTATCCCGACCAGGGCGTCTACGTCTTCGCTCCGGACAAGACCCTTTCGAGCCCGGTCGCCCTGACGGATGGCCATCTGAAGAACGTCGTGATTCAGCGGAAGAGTTCCGTCGACACGCCGACCCGCGTCACCGTCGAGTGGACGAATCCGACGAAGGACTACATCACCGACACGGCCACGGCCGAGACGGCCGAGGTGGCGGCCGGGACGGAGGACCCCGTCACCGGGTCCCATCCCTGCCCCGGCATCACGTCGGCGAAGATGGCGCAGCGGCACGCGCTCTACCTGCTCCGGAGAGAGAACTTCGCCTCCCTGATGATTAGCGCCGTCGTCTCACCAATGGCCGAGCAGCTCCGGCGCGGGGACTACGTCACGATCACGAATCGGGGGACTCCCTACGGGAAGTCGTCCCCGACGTATCGGCTGAACGCCCAGGGAGCGATCGTCAAGGAGGTCCAGCCGGTCGGGGACGGGTCTTTCGCGGTGACGTTCGAAGAGTACGACGCCAACGCGTACAGCACGTCCACCTACACGACGGACACGCCGCCCTCGACGACGCTTCCGGATCCGTTCGCGGCCCCGGCCGACGTCGACTTCATCTGGGACTCGACGTACCTCGACCCCTACTTCTGGTTCGAAGGGCCGCTCGACTGGAGCCTCGACCCGGATCTCACCGTCGGAGCTTCGTGGTCCTACTCCGGGTCGATCACGAACTGGGACGCCGCGAAGATCAACGACGGCATCCTGAACGTCCGGGCCTTCACGATCCCGGCGGGGGCGGCCTCGCTCATCGTCGACCTCGGCGCTGCCCCTCCGACGTACATCAACCGCTTTCGGGTGGACTTCACCGGCGCGGTCGACACGACGCAGGTCAGCGTGACGCAGCTTCTCTACTCGGACGACGGCTCGACCTGGTCGAACCTCTCCTCCGGCGGGAACTACAAGTACTTCATGACGTGGGGGACGGACTCGTTCATCGACTACGCCTGGCCGGAGGGGAACGAGTCGCACCGCTGGTACAAGATCCAATTCGTCAACACAACGACCGCGAAGGACGTTTCCGAGGTTCGATTCTTCAGGTCGTCGCTCTCGCCCGTCGTCGGCGGCTGGAACATCCACGAGTACGTCGATCCGAGCGGGACGCCGCACATTGGGAAACTCCTCGTCACGATCCCACGCGCCTCGATGCCGACGAAGTCGCGCCCGGTCCAGTTCCCCGGAGATCCGATCGTGACCTTCGACCCTTCGACGGGGCTGACGGAGTACGAACGCTACGTCGTCGTCCTGGCCTACAACGGCACGAACCCGGCGCTGACGTCGCCGATGAGCGGGATCCACTGGCATTTTGAGCAGTCCTACACGGTGGCCGAGACGAAGGCCACCAACAGCGGGCAGCAGGGACTTCACCTCGAGCCGCAGGCCTCGCCGACGGTAGCTCCATCCGGGACGGCGTCCGTCGTCCTCGACTCCGCCGACTCCAAACCGAAAATTTCGATCAGCGGGAGCGCCTACGTCCAACTCGCGACGCTCTCCGACATAGGAGGCGGTGTGGGACCTGATTCTCTCTTCGGCTGGGCGGGGTTGTCGTACCCCTACAACAACGCCTCTACGACGGACGTCACGATCTCGGGGGCTACGACCTGGGACGAGGCGACCTACCCCGACGGCGTGCGACGCCTCCGGAAGCTGACGATCAACGCGAACCAGACGCTGA